CAAAAACGTCCTACAGGCTGTTCGTTCCTATTATCGCGTCCCGATCAAGCCCTCCAGCGGATACCGCTGCCTCGCCCTCAACAATGCAATCGGGTCCAGTCCCACTTCCCAGCACATAACGGGCCAAGCCGTGGACTTTGAAGTCCCATGGGTGGACAACAAGGTCGTAGCTCGTTGGATCAAGAACAACCTAACCTACGACCAATTGATTCTGGAGTACTACAAAGAGGGTCAACCCAAATCGGGCTGGGTCCACGTGAGCTACGTCGAACCTGTTGTCAAAAACCGGAAGCAAGCCCGAGTGTACGATGGCGCAACCTGGAAGCCTTTGATTTAGATATGTTTCCAAGTGTCGCGGTTTATTATCGCGCTCAGATTCCCCTTTGAAACCTTGTATTTTTGGCGGATGTAAGAATAACTTTTCCCGCCATCTCTCAGTTCCCTCATATTCAAGACCTCTTCTGCCGTGAACTTGCGGTGTCCCGTCAGATGGCGACCATGGCGCACCCTGTCCGCCGAATTCTCTGAGGGTGTAGCCCAGCGTAAGTTGGTGTAATGATTGTTGGTTGGATCACCGTCCCAGTGGGCGCATTGGTGCTGTGGTGTCGGCGGCGGCCCGATGAACGCGGACAAAACCAAACGGTGAGCGGAGAAGTATACCCGAATACCGTCAGCATGGACATGGTATTCTCGATACCCCTCAGGTTTAATCCGGCCTTTCAGAATTTTCCCGGCCAATAAGTTGGATTTGTTTTTTAGTAGACGAAGGTCGCCGTATTCTGATACTTCGTAATCAGGAATAATTGAATCGCGCCACTCCATTGCTACAGTAGCCATTTTCGAGCCTCCTCTCCCAATATCTGATCTGCCACATTAATCTTTGCGCGGAGAGACCTGACGATCTTCTCGTCAATCGTACCGGGCGATATAAGGTCCACGTAAGTTACCTTGTTCGTCTGGCCGATACGGTGGGCGCGGTCCTCGCTCTGCACTCGCAGTTCAAGATCATAGCTGTTGCTATAATATATGACGGTACTTGCTGCCGTCAGCGTCAGACCGTAGCCTCCCGTTCGAGGGTGCCCCACGAGGAAACGTAATTCCGATTGCCGATCCTGGAAAGATTCCACAATCTTCTGGCGCTCAGAATCAGGGGTTTCCCCGTGGAGCGTTGAGACTGCTTGTACGTCGTAGCAGTCTCGCAGGGCCGTAGCAATCGAGCGAATGTCGCGCGTCCATGTCGCCCATATGATTGCTTTGCCCTGAACTTCCTCGCACAAATCCATTAGCTCCTTGATCCGGTTTGACGGCAGGGAGTGTATCTCGCCATCGTCGTCGGTCAGGTTTCCGCAGCATATCTGCTGAAGTCGCATGATCTGTGTGAGTACGTTTTTCGTCGTAGACAATTTCCCGCTGTCCAGGCGAGCCAGAGCCAGCTTCTTCATTTGCTGGTAGGCCCGTTTCTGTTCCGGGGTAAGCGCCACATCCCTCTTCGTGTATACCTTGTCAGGAAGATCCAGGCAGTCTTCCTTCCTCACCCGATAAGAATGCTCCGAAAGTTTGGCGGTCAACTCGTCCAGCCGCCGGAACCCTACCACCTGATTGAAACTGTGCGCTCCCATGGTCCGCCGCTGAACAATGCTGTACCGGCCCTGAAATGCATAGTAGGAAGAGAAGCCTAAAATGCCCGGATCCAAAAAGGCCATTTGTGAAAACAGATCGAGGGGGGAACGAGTGACCGGGGAGCCTGTCAGGATGCGCCTGTACACCGCATCCCGGCCCACGGCACAGAGTGCTTTCGTGCGCTTGGCCCTTCTGTTCTTGATGGTCGTACTCTCGTCAACCACCATGAATGTCTTGAACTGGGTGACGAACAGCTTCGCAACATCGACGCCTTTTTGGGTGCTGAACGCCTCTACATTCATCAGGAGGAATTTGAGTTTGCTGCTCTTTATATACAGCCCGTTTAGCTCGTCGCGGTGCTTCTGGCTAAGGCTGGGGTTCCACAGAACGATTTCCCGTTCGATGCGCGGGGGCAAATGTGCCTCGATTTCCGGAACCCAGTTTGCGATGACGCCTTTCGGAGCGACCACCAGAACCAGTTCAACGGCATCCTTCTCGGACAAGTATCCTACCGTGTCGAGGGTGACTTTCGTCTTCCCGGTTCCCATGTCGAGAAGCAGCGCAAAGCTAGGGGCGTCCGCGCTCACCGCGAAGGCTTCTCGCTGGTGCGCGTAAGGGGCGGAAAAGAAATTGTATTTTTTGTCTTGCATTGTCCTGTAAAATTAGATATAAGCTTTTTCGACGGTTAAGTCAACCGCCGAAAAATGCACAACGAACAATGAACAATGAAAGGAGAGAAGCGTGACAGATATCCTATCTCAAATGGCGCAGGATTCAAGCGCCAGTTCCGATCAAATCGACAAACTGGACGACAGCAAGCTGGACAAGGTTGCCCGCCTCGCCAATGAGGCCAACGGCTTGCAGGAGGAGGTTGGTCGCCAGGAAAAAGAGCTGATAGACACCAGACAGGCTCTTCGTAAGGTAACGGACGAACTGCTCCCCGAAGCTCTGGAAGACCTAAACCTTGAAAAAGTGGTGATGAAGGATGGCAGCGAAATTTCTGTCAAACCAATCTATGCGGCGAGCATCCCGAAAGACAGGTTAGCCGAAGCCTATGACTGGCTCCGCCAGCACGGCGACGGCGACATCATCAAAAACAACGTCACCGTCACATTCGCCAAGGGCGAGGATCTAGATGCCCAAGCCTTCATGGTCATGTGTGATGACCAGGGTTTCACTCCTCAACAAGCCGAGAAGATCGAACCCATGACCCTGAAAGGGTGGCTCCGGGAAAAAGTTGAAACGGGTCACGCCATCCCGATGGATCTATTTGGCGCATACATTTCGCAACGAGCAAACATCAAGAGAGGAAAATGATCATGGCTAAGACACAAGCAGTTGGTAAGAAGCGCAAAGGCAACGGTAAGGCAAAACCCCTCGCAATCATCAACGATATGTTTCTGGCGGATGCCGGAATAGGCGTACACGACTTGCAGACGGAGGACTTGGCAATACCGTTTCTCAAGGTATTGCAGAAGATGTCGCCGGAACTGGACGACTTGGATGTTCGCGCTGGGGATATCTTCAACAGCGTGACCAAGGAAGGTGTGTCCGGAAAGTCGGGTGTCCGGGTAATCAATTGCGCCTACCACCTCCAGTATATTGAGTGGGAACCCCGTGGCACCGGCTCTGGAGCGCCGCATAAAATTTACGCGGCGGGTGCGGAAATGCCCGAGACCCAGCGCGGTGAAGACAATAAGGACTATGTGGTCGATGGAAACGGTCGCTACATTGAGCGCACGGCCCAGCATTACGTGCTGGTGATCGATGACAACGACTTCACGCAACAGGCTCTCATTTCCATGAAGGCGACTCAGTTCAAGAAATCGAAGCAGTGGAACAGCGCCTTGAAATCCCTCAAAATGAAGGATGGAAATGGAGACCTTTTCACTCCTGCAAGGTTCGCCCACATTTGGCTACTGAAAAGTACGCCGGAGGAAAACAAGAACGGGTCCTGGCACGGTTGGGAAATCTCAAAGGAATCTTTGATAGAAGATATCGCACTCTATCAGGAGGCCAAATTGTTCGCGGAATCTATCAACGAGGGACAGATAAAGGTCCAGCATAGCCGCGAGGAAGACACCACTGAATCTGACAACGTTCCTTTCTAGTATTCGGGGCTTTGTCCCCTTTGCACATTATGGATAAGGAACTTATCAGACGCTTCGCTCTCCTTTTTCGTGGATTAGAAGCTGCCTACGGCACCTTCGACATCACGGGAAAGGAAGCAAGCGGCAAACACAAAGGAAGAGCCAGACTCGTTCGTGCAAAGCGAAGTCTGGCTACCTTTGAGAAGCACCTGTGCGGCGAGCAGGGAGTGGGTATCGTCCCCATCAACGAGAAGAATTCTTGCTTCTGGGGGGCGATTGACATTGACCAATACCCCCTCGACCACGCCGCCATCGTCAAAACCATCAACCGTCAAAAACTCCCGCTCGTGGTCTGCCGGAGCAAGTCCGGTGGTGGTCACGTCTATCTCTTTCTCAAAGAAGCCGTCCCAGCCGAGACACTGCAAAACAAGCTTAAAGAATTAGCCAGCGAGATAGGCTGTGCGGCGGGCACCGAGATTTTCCCCAAGCAGATTGTGTTGGTGCTGGAACGCGGCGACACCGGAAACTTCCTCAACCTCCCCTATTTCGACCACGAGGACGGGTTGCGCTACGCCTTCAAGCTGGATGGCGCGGCAGCGACACTAGAAGAATTTGTAGAAATGGCGGAAGCCGCCTCCATCACGGCGGAGGAGCTAACCCACCTCCTTGACAAAGAGACCGTGGAAGTGGACGAGCGGCTCAAAAACGGTCCCCCCTGTCTGCAAATTTTATTGCGCCAGGGCTTCCCAGAGGGAACCCGGAACAACGGCCTGTTCAACCTGGGCGTCTACCTCAGAAAAGCCTTCCCGAATGATTGGGAAACAAAAATCCTCGAATACAATCAAGCTGTGCTCGAACCGCCGCTTGACCTCCAGGAGGTCAACGTCGTCGCGGAGCAGATACGAAAAAAGGACTACCAATACAAATGCGCGGACCAGCCCATCTGCAATTTTTGCAACCGCGATTTATGCCGGAGCCGTCGCTACGGCGTGGGTGGTGACGCCAACACTCCGAGAATTGCCAATCTCCGGAAGTATGACAGTGAACCCCCGCTATGGTTCCTCGATGTCAACGGGAGTCCCGTAGAACTGGACACCGAAGCCCTTCAGCGCCAGCCAAAGTTTCAGATCCTGTGCATGGAACAGATCAACCAGATGCCTCGCACCATAACGCGGCAAGCCTGGGAAGCTCAGATGAATACGCTCCTCGCGACGATGGTGGAGACAGAAGGCGCGATCATCCATACCTCAGAGGACACCTCCATCCGGGGGCAATTCTATGAGCTACTCGAAGAGTTCACCACGCACATGCAAGCCGCGCTGGATAGAGAAGAAATCCTGCTCCGGCGTCCATGGACCAACGAATCCAACAACCGAACCTACTTCCGCCTTAAAGATCTGGAAGCGTTCCTGAAACGACAAAAGTTTACCGACTACAGGTCCAACAAAATTGCCCAACGGCTGCGCGACATAGATGGCCTATCCGAGCAACTGAGCATTAATGGGAGACCCATCCGGTGCTGGTCCATCCCCGCGTTTGAACCCATTGAAGATGAATTTGCCTCAAAATTCGACAACGAGGGGGATATCCCGTTCTGATGTTAAAAAATAAAACCTGTGCTTTCTGCGACAACGAAGCCGCCGTTGAAATAGACAAGATCCTTCTGTGCGCGAAGCATTATTTCACGCGGCCAGAGTTGGTAGAAGATTCCCCGGACCCCAAGACGCCGCTTCCAAACCACTGGTCGGTTTTGCTTCGTGAAATACGAGCCGATGCTGGATGGACCCAGCGCGATTTAGCGAGGAAAACTAGAATGAGCCAGCGCACCGTTGGCGATTATGAAAACACCCTCGAACCCAGAGAGCTTTCCATCTATAAGGTCGAACGCTTGCTCGCGGCACTCGGCTACGAGCTAGACGCCGTGCTGGTGAAAAAAAATGTTTAGGTATTTTGGCCCCCCAGGCACCGGTAAAACCACGACGCTGCTCAATCACGTGGAGAAGTTGCTGTCGGATGGCACCGCGCCAAACCAGATAGGCTACTTTGCCTTCACCCGGAAAGCCGCCCACGAAGCACGGGACCGGGCCGTCGCACGGTTCAATTTGGATCCCGACAAGGATTTTGTTTTCTTCCG